TAAAAAACGATACCGCCCTCATAAAGGCGGTATGCAGTAAGCGGATAATAACAAGGCATGTGAGGTTACCTCTAAATTTTTTTTTTTCATTAAAGACGATAGCCACCGCGTTGAGGAGGTGGAGCCATATTAGGAGCTTTAGTACGGCGAGAATTACCGCGAAACTGCTTCGCAGACCGATATTTATTTGTAGCTTTACGCTTCAAGTAGGACATTTTAAAACCTCCGGTAGTGAATGAAAAACAAGAATCGCTGTCACCTAGCACAGTTACATCAAGTAGGAGTAACTGTGCTAGCGGCTTCCGCCGCTTTAATTGGCTCGACAATGGGAGCCACTTTAGGAATTAAACCGAGATCAATAGCCTCGGAACGATTAGCCTCAACGGCTAAAAAATCAAGCAGCGAAGCAGGGTCGTTGTCAAAACGAGCGCGAAGGGCAGCCGGCAAGAGGGCAAATTCAGTCGCAGCGAGACGAACAGCATTGAGGGCAGAATGATAGTCGCCAATATCGGAAAAATCGCCGTAGCGAGGCGGTAGAGGGTTTTCTGGTAAAACACCCGTAACGTTAAACTTTGTAAGAATTGTATTTATATCGCACTCATCGCGGAAATGTTGTTGCGTCCGGCTCACGTCCTCACAACGCAAGCCAGACTCAGCAGAGACCTCAGATACATTGTAGTTATAATTAGAACGTATGAAAACAGTTGATTTAGTCACGATAACCACTCCAAGGATTGCCGCTACCATAGCGGCGTTTATAAGATTCATGAGAACTAGCAGCAGAGCCTTTAAGAAAACCAGTAGGTGAAAAGGCAGGAAACGCACGAGAAGCAGACAAAGCGGAATTTTGTAAATGTTGAAATAAATCCATGAAGCCTTTAGCCCCAGTAGCAGCAGGCGCAGAAATACCGGTAACCTGCCGAGTTTGAGCCTCAGAAGCAGAATGGAGCTTAGTTTGTGCGCCAATATTAGCAATTTCAGCATTTAGCTTAGGGAGTTCAGCTTTGATATTAGGAGAGCGCAACATCTCATTAGCAGTTTCGGCATTGACTTTAGCAGTCTGAGCAGAATTAAGAGAAGCTTGGGTGCCAGATTGGGCAGTCTGTGATCGTTGAAGATCAACAGCAGAGTTAGTTTGAATAGCATTAAGAGCGGATTGAATACCTTTCGTGGTAGTAGACTCCATGCGAGTTGTAGCGCCAGAAGGAGTAGATGCTCCGCCCTGGGAATAGGCAAGCATAGGATTAAGACCAGCAGCAATCATATCTTTAGTGGCACGTTGATAAGAAGAGTTAGACATGCGGCGTTGGAAATGCATTTGCTTATTCGCAATATCCATGTTTTGCGCGTTAGCTTGTTGCTGGCCAAAATAATCAAGAGCAAGGCCACCAGCAGCTAACCAGGGATTACCAGTAGCCGCACCACCAGCGGCACCGCCACCAGCACCTTCACCAGCGCCACCAGCGGAAAACCCAGCAGAACCACCAAAGGACTTAGCAACACCTTTGACAGCGCCTTTAACAGCATTACCAACAGAAGAAAATAAACCCATAAATAAAACCTTAACGGCTCTTTCTCGCGCGATGCGCTCAACAGCCGTTGAAATTAAAAATGATCGATTAAACCAGGGACAGAGTACATAGGTAGAGGACGAGCTTTTTTAACATCAAAAAAGGAATCAAAAAGAAACTGCTGACCATTGGCAGCAGTACCGACAGCAAGAACGCGGGACATAGGAGGATTCTCACGAATAAAAGAATTGTTTAACGTAGGAACAGATACAAAATTTTGAGCCAAATGCCAACCGTCAATACTAGAAGCAGCGGAAGAACGAAATAAAGAAGAAATACGAGAAGGATAATACCGATATTCCGCCCAACGCTCTTGATAGCCGAATACAGTGTCATCAGCAACTTCCCCCGTACAATAAATCTCACGATTAAGAACAGCTTGCTCGCCAAGCATAGCAAAAGCAGGAAAATAGAAATCATAACGAGTTGATCGAGACCACATCTTATGAAGACCCTGCTGATAAGTAAGATCAGCGCGGACAGAGACAAGACCAATAATAACACCATGCTCAACGAAAGAACTTGTAAAGCCGTGGCTATGAGCTAAAGCAGTCGCCACGCCAGACAAATTACCAAGAGCAGTGGTGGAGCCAGTAATACCAGTGGCAGAAGTCTGAGAAATAGGATTGATATTAACAGAAGTCGAACCACCGCCTAAATATTCAGGGCGTTGGAGACGAGCGTCAGGAGAAACAACACCAAAATGAGAACGAAGAATTTCAGTATAGCGAGTACCACCGCGAGCATCACGCTCAAGAAGCTTTTGGATCTGAAAAGATTGGCGAAGTTGATTGATAGTTGCGGCGGTAGCAGTAGAAAGGTCAGCATAGAGACCAGTATCAGCACCCCAGATCACAGTGCCGGAAGAAGCACCGCCTTCGGTATCAGGCTTGAAAGCATTACCACCAGAAGAATAGTAAACATCAGAATTAGTGAAGGCCGTACCAGAAGAACGTTCCCATTTAAAAGTAGTACCATCGGAAACGACAGGAGCAGTAGTACCAAGAGGCAAAGTAACAGCAGTACCTTTTTGCGGCCAGGGAAGAGCAGAAGTAAAATAGTCTTTACGTTTGCCGCGGCGTAAGAGGACATAGTCAGCAGGATCATCGGCGCCGTCGTCGGTATCAACAACCACAGAATCTTGAAGGTTACTATCGCGAAACCATTCATTCCAAATTAAATTATATGCCCTCGTCCAAAAAGCACAGTGAGAAACGTTATTAGTAGCCTGACCTTCAGTAGGTAGACCCATATAGTCTTGAAGGCTGCCGATAGCATAACCAGTCCCAGGCGAAACGCATTGAGGGACAACGTAAGAAATAGAATCACCAGGGTTATCTTGCTGACCCATAAAGCGTTGCCAATTAGTCCAAACCAAACGATTGGGAACAAAAAAGAAAAACGAATCAAGGAATAAGTTATCCATGATTGGATAAAGAGGCGTGCTCATACGAGCAAAAGCGGTCATGTTAAGACGGAAAGTATCTCCGGGAAGAACCTCATCTACATAAACCGGTATTAAATAAGCAGCATCAAAAGTGGTTTTATGAGTAGATTGACAATCAAAAGTAGATCGAGGGATATCCGCCCGAGGAATCATAGTAAAGTCATGGTTACTTACGCTTTTATTACGAAACATGGGCGGATCCTCAGTTGGTTAATTTATTTTTAAATCACGAGCCAGAGCAATACATTTCGGAAACTCTAATAAATCAAAAGACGCAGTATGATCATCGAACTCACCTAAATGGATAAGATCAAAATCTTCGGAATGATGATAGAACTGATTATCGTCAGAAGCACGATTAACCTCATCGGAGAATGAACGAGTACCAACGCCAATCGAAGGCAAAAACATAGGACGGGCATACGCCTGGGCGGCGCGATCAAAGACTGCTAATACTTGTAATTTCATTGTAGAACCCTCTTTAGTTTAGTGAGGCGGGCTGACAAGACCTTTTCTTGTACAGCTAAACGCTCGGGAGTTTGGTCAAGCACATGAAGCTTACCAACAGTTTCACGTGAGAACAATACCTCGTCCCATTCAAAGGGATTATCATTCTTAAATTTTTTATCATAAAACTTTGGAGGTTTGAGTTTTTTGCCATTAAGTACAACAAAATCATGAGGGTAGACATCAGTCTTATAGAGATTATACCAACCGGCACCAATGCCGGGCTTTAAGGACATTTTATTAAATTCAGATTTACGGGTGATAACTTCACCCGTAGAAGTATCAACACCCTCATAATGAACAGCAGATTGATTACCAGTTATTTTTTTCATGATGTACCTAGCCACATATGCAGCAGACTCGAAAGTAACATCGCCGATGGAGGAATAGCCAAAAGGCCAGAGCTCTTCGAGGATAGAGGATCGATAGAGCATCGATCCAGAAGGTGACTTGCGAAGAGTCTCTTTATCATCAAAATTAAGACCAAAGATACAAGCATGAAAGTGGGGTCGGCCAAACTGCTCGCCATACTCGCCGGCCATGTAAAAACGAATTTTAGTTTTAGGAAAACGGAAACGTAACCTTTTCATAAATAACTGAAAGTCACGATAGTTAAGAGAATTATCAGGCGGAAGATGATCATCGTTATAAGTAAGAGTAATAAAACAATTCTCAGAATGTAGCTGAGATTCGTGCATACAGCGGATAGCCCACTGACGTGATCTCTCTAAACGACAACCAATACATTGAGCACAAGGGAGTTGCAACTGCTGTTGCCAATCTTTAGGTTCGTAAAAAACGATACCGCCCTCATAAAGGCGGTATGCAGTAAGCGGATAATAACAAGGCATGTGAGGTTACCTCTAAATTTTTTTTTTTCATTAAAGACGATAGCCACCGCGTTGAGGAGGTG